ATACTCGTACCAACTGCCCTAGCAGACTTAGTAGAGATGGTATGAGTTGGTGCTACTACACGGAGATATTTTATGGCACAGTCAACTTTTCAGGGTCCCGTCCGTTCTTTGAGCGGCTTTATTTCGCAGGGTCCAAACACCGTCACCACAGCAGGGGCAACAGCCGCTATTACCGTTGCTAATAACGCTGGTAAAATCACCAATGTTGCTGCTACATCAGCGATTACGCTGCCTGCGGTTAACGTCACAGCTAACCCAGCTTCATCTGGTCCGGGTCAAGACCCCAACACAGCAAACAACCTCGGCGCGTCCTACACCTTCTTCCTCCCTGCAACAGCTTCTTCTGTCACGATCACGACTGCTTCGGGCGACTTCCTGCTGGGTCAGATTGTTATTGGTCCTTCGGGCGGCGGTGCGGCCAGCATGTTTGCTGCTAACGGTACTTCGACTACGACGATCACCCTCAACGGTGGTACCAGTGGCGGTATCAAGGGTTCGTATATCACTGTCGTTGCAGTCGCTGCCAACACCTACATGGTCATGGGCAAACTGCTCGGTACAGCTACGCTGGTTACCCCGTTCTCTTAATAGCTGAATAGGAGGCCAATCCTATGGCTATGCAAACTGATGTTAAAGCAGCCCACCTCAATTCAAGTGGTATCCTTGTCGTGGGTCGTACACGACTTCGGGCTATTACTGGGGTAGCTAGTGCTACCGCCGGTACGGTAAATCTGTGGGACTCGACAACGGCTCCCACAGCCGCCACCTACGCCCGCTCAACTAATACCATTACCGTAACTCTCAACGCTCATGGTTTTGTCGCTGGGCAGACGGTTGGGCTTGTGTTTAGCGCTGCATCTGGCGTTAGTGCTACTAATGGTAACTATGTAATCCAAACAGCAGCTACTAATACGTTTACGGTAACTGACATCAACTCGGGTACAATAGCGGCGTCTACCGTCTGTGCGGTATCGGGTGTTGGCCTTTGGCTTACCTCGTATGATACAGGTGCTACCTCCACAGAAGTAATTAACACTTTGATCCCCGGTGAAGGTATACTTGCGCAAACGGGTCTTTACGCGCAGATGACAAACCAGACCGGGCTTACAGTCTACTACGGGTGATTTATGCAAAACGAAAAAAGTTATGATCTAGCTGGACGCAGCGTATTTATTGCGCTTCCGGCCTACGATTTCAAAGTTTCTTTGAAGTTAGCTATTTCATTGGCTCAGTTCGCTCAGCAAGCTCAGCAGCACGGGGTTGATATTCAGATCGGTAGCATTTGCGGCTGCTCTGTTGTCTCCCGTGCTCGCAACCTGCTCGCGCAGGATATGCTGGACTCTGACTGCACGGACCTAATGTTCATTGATAGCGATATCAATTTTGAAGCGGCTGATGTTTTCCGCCTTATGGCTTGGACCTCAGACCCCAAGAAGGGTATTGTTGCTGGTGTGCCGCGCACACGTAGCACTACTAAGACGTACATCGGTACGCTGGACAAAGACGAAGATGGCGAGCTTACGATGAATGGTATGGGCCTTGTCCGTGCCAAGCGTGTAGCTACTGCCTTTATGATGGTCCGCCGCGATGTATTCGAGACCCTTGACGCTGCTCATCCTGAGTGGCGCTATTATGACGAGCGCTCAGAGCGCACCGTCCCCTGCATGTTTGATTTCATGAAAACTGACGAAGGTTACATCGGGGAGGATTACCTCTTCTGTGACCGCGCTCGTGAACATGGCTTTGAAGTCTGGGTCGATCCAACCATCAAGTTGGGTCATATGGGCGTACAAGAATACGAAGGTGAATTTGGCAAGGACGTCCTCTATCCGATGCTCGTCCCCTCTAAGAAGGAAGCTGCATAATGGGTTTTAAGCTTGGAGATATTTCACCAGTTGCCGGCGCGATATCCGGTAAGGGTCTATTTGGTAAAGGGTTGTCCGAGTTGGGTCGCACACTGGGGCCACTTTCACCTGTAGGCTATTTCGCTATGAAACAGCGTGACAAAGCGGAGGAAGAAGACGCTAAAAAAGCTGCTGAAAAACTTACCGCATCTAAAACAGCAGATGCGCCCCAAGGTGCAAAGCGTGGGGGTGCGGTTAAGAAAAAACCGATGGCCAATAAGAAAATGGCTAAGGGCGGCTCCGCTTCTCGCCGTGCTGATGGCTGCGCTACCAAGGGCAAAACCAAAGGACGATTCGTGTAATGGCCAAGACGCCTGCTTGGACACGCAAAGAAGGCAAAGACCCAAAAGGGGGTTTAAATGCCAAAGGTCGTGCGTCATTAAAAGCGCAGGGGCAAAACATTAAGCCCCCTGTTAGCGCCAAGCAAGCTGCAAAGTCGCCTAAGTCAGCCGCACGGCGTAAAAGCTTTTGTGCCCGTATGTCAGGTATGCCTGGAGCTATGAAAGACGAAAAGGGTCGCCCTACTCGTAAAGCCCTGTCGCTTCGGAAATGGGATTGTTGAAAATGCCAAACGAACACGATGCTCTCAAGTACGCTGTGGATGCAGCTTCATTTTTCACGGTAGTCGGTACAATTACTTCTATGCTCCCAGCAGTCGCAGCGTTGTTTACTATTATTTGGACGGTACTTCGTATATATGAGACGAAGACTGTGCAGGGTTGGTTAGGTAAGGAACAAGAAAATGGATAAGGAAGACATTAAGCAGGACAAGGCCATGATCTCGGCTGCAGTCCACAAACACGAAACTAATATGCACAAAGGTAAGTCAATGACAAAACTTGCCAAAGGCGGTTCTGTTTCATCCCGTGCTGATGGTATTGCCCAGCGCGGTAAAACTAAGTGTAAAGTGGTATAATGCCCTCTACGTCAGCCAAGCAAGCCAAGTTCATGCGGGCTATTGCCCATAGCCCTTCGTTCGCTAAAAAGGTTGGTGTGAAACAATCAGTAGGTAAGGATTTTGAAATGGCTGACAAAAAGAAAATGAAGAAGTTTGGTTCTGGTGGTTCGACACCTCCCCAGCCTACAGCTGCGGATCGCGCTCGTAGTAAGGCCCAAATGGACTCGCTTAAAAAAGCTAAGGTTAGCGATGAAGAAGCCCGCGTGCTTTCAAGTGCAAACCGTTCTGAGGGTAGCCCTGCGACGAAGAAATATGCTTCTGGTGGTGGTGTTACTAAAGAGATGCCTTCATCGAAAGCTATGGGCAGCATGGGTATGGCCAAGGGTGGCAGCGCCAAGGGTAAGGCTAAGGCCAAAGGTAAGGCCATGATGGCCGCAGCTATGATGAAAGATCGTATTGGTCGCGCTATGGCTGCTCGTGGTGCAGAAGCACCTATGCCGGCGGCTCCCTCTGCCCCTATGGCTCCTGCAGCTTCCCCTATGGGTGCTATGGGTATGAACAAGGGCGGTGGTATCGAGCGCAAGGGTAAGACCAATACCAAGATGGTTAAGATGGCTAAAGGTGGGTCCATCGACGGTATTGCCCAGCGTGGTAAAACTCGCTGCTCAGGCGCTAAGTAATATGCGCCCCTCACGCGGCATGGGAGATATGAAGGCATCGAAGATGCCTAAAGGCATGGCTGCGGGTGGTCTGTACGCAAATATTAACGCGAAACGTAAACGAATTGCAGCAGGATCAGGGGAAGCTATGCGTAAACCTGGTACCAAGGGTGCTCCCACAAAGAGTGCTTTCATTCAGTCTGCAAAGACAGCTAAGCCCCGTAAGGGCACGAAGAAGGGTAAGTAATATGGGCGCTGGTTCTCCAATGGGTGGTCAAGGTGGTCAAAGTAGCCAAGGCGGTATGGGTCAAGGATCGCAGCAGGGCTTTGGCGCTCCACAACAGCAGCAGGGTTTTACCCCTCCGCAGCAACAGCAGGGATATGGCGCTCTTCAGAATGCATATTCTAGCTTTATGAACCAACAGCCTCAACAACCTAACCCGATGTTCGGCCAGCAACCCCAACAAGGTGGTTATGGTATGCCCCAGCAACAGCAAGGCTTTGGTGGCTTCGGCGGTGGTTATGGCGGTGGCTTTGGTGGTGGTTATGGCGGTGGCTTTAACCAAATGCCTCAACAAGGTTTCGGCGGTTTCGGCGGCCAACAACGGGGTGGCTTTGGTATGCCCCCACAGCAGGGCGGCTTTAGTCAGATGAGCGGGTTCGGCCAGATGCGGCAGCAACCGCAGGACTTTCATCAAACACAAGCTGCGGCTCAGAATGCTGCCCTACAGTATATGGGTATGCCCCAGTCAAATGGTGGTATTGATGCAGGGTATGGCCAGTTCATGCAGCAGCAGCAGCCGCAGGTAAGCCCAATGCCGCCGCAGGATAATCGTCCACAGAGATCATATCCTCCAGCACAGACACAGATACCCGAGGGTGCGCAGGTAAGCTTAGCGCGGCCTAACAAATATCCGGACCAAGGCCGAATGCCTTCTAACCCATACGCTCAGCAAACGCGCCAAGAAGACCCACGTATGCAAGCCATGCGGATGATGCAGCGCATGCGCTTCGGTGGCGGTGGCGGTGGAGGATATGATTTCTAATGACCACGACTGGCACCGCTACGTTCAATTTGAACCTCAATGAGCTTGTTGAAGAGGCTTTTGAGCGCTGCGGTGCTGAGCTTCGTACAGGTTACGATCTCAAGACGGCTCGCCGTAGTTTGAACCTACTCACGATTGAGTGGGCAAACCGTGGTATTAATCTATGGACCATTGAGCAAGGCTCGATCCCTTTGATCCAAGGACAGATTGTTTATGATCTGCCGGTGGACACGATTGACCTACTAGAACACGTTATCCGTACAAATGCTGGTACAACTTCGAACCAGTTGGATATCAACATTAACCGTATCAGCGCCGACACGTACATCACGATCCCAAATAAAAATGCTCAGGGGCGTCCTATCCAAGTGTGGATCAACCGTCAGTCAGGTGCAGACTACCCAGTTACGGGGGTAAAGACCCCGCAGATAAACATATGGCCTGCGCCTGAGCAGAGCAATTACTACGTCTTCTTCTACTACCGCCTACGCCGTATGCAGGACGCGGGTGATGGTGTTAACACGCAAGACATTCCTTTCCGTTTTCTCCCTTGTATGGTAGCTGGACTGGCATATTATTTGTCACTCAAACTCCCAGGCGCTATGGAGCGTACAGGGATGCTGAAGCAGATGTATGATGAAGCTTGGCAACAGGCTGCTGATGAAGATCGCGAAAAGGCTCCGCTGCGGATCGCTCCGCGCCAGATGTTCATCTAGGAGGTACGATGCCCAATCCGTTTGCCTCTGGTAAGAAGGCCATTGCAGAGTGTGACCGCTGTGGCTTTC